CATCGATGATCATTTTAAGTTTAAGGTATTTTTCATCGGGAGCATAGTGGGTATTTTTATTTTGATTAGGTCCTGAGATTTGGCTAAGGACATTTTCGAGGAGTTTTTTTGCATTAGGATTAATAGTAAATTGCGAAACATATCCACCTCTATTTTTTGCAAAATCTTCAGCTACATTTTTACTTGTAGACATATATCTTCCATTTTCTTTACCACCCCTATATACAGTTATTTCAGAGTTTTTAGGTTTAATAATCTTGCTCTGGGGTAACTTTCCAGGAATCACTACATTCTTGTCAGTTCCTAGATAGTCTATATTCTTTCCAGCGGGGAATACTTTTATTGCGGGCTTAGTGGTCTGTCCTGGAGCGGGAAGAGAATATGGGAGAGCGGGATTAGTTTTTACTCCAGCAGCTCTTTGCGATGCTCTAAGTTCTTCAGGTGTCTGTTTTGTTGGTAGTACCGCTCCTGATTTTACCTCTGGGGCTTTTGCGGGAATGAAGCTAGGAGGTGGTAATAATTTCCTAGATTCTTGGTCTAATTTCTGCTTCCTAAGCCATTCTACTGTCTTAGTAAATGATTGAGGGTTTGAAGCCTTGAACTCTCCTAGAATAGCCCTTTTGATAGGATTGGCTATCTCATTAGATAGAATCAATTGACCGACCATGTTTCCAGTCAATGCTCCAATAACTTTACCAAAGGCACTTGTCCCATAAGTTCCACCGATAGCGGTAGTGACATATTTCAAAAGTCTTCCTCCCTTGATTGTATTTCCATTGATGTCCTCTAGGAACTTAGATGATTCTAAAATATCCCCGATATCTCTATTTAACTGAGCTACATTTTCATTTCCAGCCTCTTTGGCTCTTTTCTCTATTGTTTCCTGGAGAGATTTTGCGATTGCATACTCACTATCTTTTTTAAGGATGTCTGCATCCATCAATCCCTTATTAGCAAAAATATTATCCCACCTTGCTGATTTTATTTCGTCTATCTTCGTAAGCGGTACATTTCCTTCTGGATAGTTTTTCCTAAGTAAATTGAACTCGTTTATTATTTCCTTTTCCATCTTATCGAATCTTCCGCTATCTACATTTCTTTGGGTTTTTGCTTTTGCTATTGCTGCTTGTTCTAGTTCATCGAAAGAAACTGGAGCGGTAGAGAGTTCTGCCTGTTTCAGTGCCTCCTTATTCTTCTCTACTAAAGGAGAGACTGATTTTCTTAATTCATCTGCTTGAGCGGCTGTATCTATCTTAGTTCCAGATACATTAGGAATAATTCTTTGTTCTGCTAATAACCTCATCGGTGTCTTTCCAGAAGTTCCAGCCATGTCAAGAGCTTCAGTCTTTGCTTCAGTCTTTGATAACTTCTTCATTCCTGGTTTAGTTCCGCTAGCAATATTGATATATGTCTGTTCAAGCTCATCTACATTCTTGGCAATCCTCTCTGGTGTTCTTACCGATTCAATAACATTTGGAACTACCTCCTTAGCTTTAGTAACTGTAGTTTCAGCAGCTTCCTTAGCCACCTTTCCAACAGTAGGAGCTGTTTCTAATGCTCCCTTAGCAGCTTTTCCTCCGAATCCTAAAGTAGCTACATCAAAGACATTTCCTAGACCTTTCTTTATTTCTGGTGTCATTCCTGGAATAGATTCTACTCCAGAAGATATAGCACCTGAGACTGCTGATATCGCTTCTCCTGCTGGTTTCTTTACCTCTTCTGGTATTATAGCACCCAAAGGAGAAATACCAGCTCCAATAACATCTCCACCGAACCTTGCCGCTTCTCCAACGACATCTCCAGCGGCTTGAAGTGTAGATAAACCGTAAGCCAAAGGACTACCTCCTGCTTTTTCTGCATAAGTAGGTATCTTTGCAATCGATTCTCCAGCCAATTTTGCCCTCTCCTGAGCTGCTCCTACTACCTTTTCAGGTATTTGCACTATCCCCTCCCCCATCTTCTCCCAGAATGGCTTATTTTGGGCTTTTGGAGAGGGTAGGGGAGTGCTTTTATCCTCTTCTTCTATAGATTGAAGGAGACTTTTTTTGGCAGGAATATTTTTTTTTACCGCAGAAGGGAAAATATTAGAAGGAACGGACTTTTTATTCAGTCCTTCGTCTTCTGCTAGTATTTCGTCTAATAAAGCCATATTTTTATCCTAAATTTGATAATACTTTATTTACATAAGCAGGAGTATCGTATGCTACTCCAAAAGCATTTACACCTTTCCAATTCTTCCAGGCATCTGGTCTTCCTTCTCCTGCGTTCCACATTGAAGCAATTTGTTTTGCATCATAACCTTTATCTATCCATTGTTGCACCTTAAATAATGCTATCTTATCTTGATTTTCTGGTGTCTGTCCTGATATTGGTTCTCCTGTTTGTATAGTGTATTCTTTCGCATAAGCATTAAATGTTGCTGGCATAAATTGATATGCTCCAGTCTCTCCGCTTAATCCCTTAGCTCCATAGTTTCCGCTACTTTCTGTTTTCTTTATAGCGTTAACTATTGATTGAGCATCAGACGAGGCTGTAGGTGTACCGCCTCCACCATTAGTATTTCCCGATGAAGAAGTCTGTAGTTTTTCTAATACTCTATCGTATCCTTTTCCTTCCATGTCTGTTCCTTGATACTTGTTGTTAAGCTCAATTATTGTCTGTCTAACTTCGTCTGCTGATACTCCAGATTGTTTTCCTAGACTTATAGCCTTATCGAGTTTGAGACCGTCTTGAATCTTCTGTAACTCTTTCTTGAAAGAACCTTCGTCTACATTGTAACCAGTGATATTTCCTTTATCATCTTTGACAGCCCATGTACCAATCTTAGAGGCACTATCAGACAGTAACTTCAGCTCTCCTTCAGACAATGCTCCGAATGTAGCACCTTGAGCTTTTGCATTAATAAGTTTATCAAGGGTCATCTCTTTGACTAACTGTTCTACTCCAGCTATAAAGTTTTGAGTCTTACCTTGGAATCCTTCTACAGCTCCTAGTCCAGATAATGCTCCTCTGTCAATTGTTCCGACAGCACTTAGTATTCCGCTATCTCCTTTAAGAAGATTATCAATCTCGGAAATCTTAGTATCGTTAGCATAAACTTTAGCAGTAGCTCCAGCACCTCCAGATGCCTCGTATGGTTTTACTTCTCCAGTTTTAGAGTTTACTAGCCCATTTACATCTTTGTTGTATGACCAATCAGCAGCTTCTCCTTTAGGTTGTACTAACCAAGTCTTTGTGTCCATATCGTACAGTCCGCCATCTACTTCCTTAATATTGTTGTACTGCTTTTCTGGGTTATCGAGCTTGTACTGTTCGACAGCTTTCTCTACTCCTATCTTAGATGTTTCTGCTCCTAGTTTTCCTGTCTCAGCAGTTATTCTTCCTGTCTCAGCTGCTAACTTTAATCTCTCCGCCTCAGCCTTTGCCGCTTCCGCCTTTACCTTATCATTAGCAATCTTAGCTATATTGTATTGAGCTAATATATCTCCTTTAGAAACTCCGAGAGACTTAGCATATTCTGTCAAATCTTCTTTTGATAGGTCTATTTCGCTAGCGATAGCACTATCTACAAAACTCTTAGTGTTTTGCTTCCTTGTCTCTCCTTTAGATTTTATGTAATCTACTAAAGCCTTACTACCTTCTGCAAAAGCATTTTTTCTAGCGTTATAAGTTGTCTCTCCAGTTGTTCTTGCTTCAGATAATAGTTTTTGTCTCTTCTCTTCGAAATCAGACCTAACCTTATTTACATCTGACATTCTCTGTCTTTCTATATCACTTATTATTCCTTGCTGAATAGTCTCTCCGCCTACCTGCCCGAGCATACCAGTATTTGCAAGTAAAGCCCTAGAACTACCTAAGCTCCTTTCTTCTTTTTTCTGATAGCTTCTTTCTAGGTCAGCTAATTGAGCTGCTTTAGCTACATCAAGAGCATCAATCTCTCCTCTGAATTGTCTTAGGACTTCCTCTCTTGTCTTTGCCTCATCTGGTGATTCTTTTGGATAAATACCGATAATATCTTTTTGAGCCTTATCGATTGCTATCTGGTCTTCAGTAGGGGAATAGTCTAGTCCTAAGTCAGCTAAAGTCATTTTTGATACTTTTGGCTGAATTGTATCTGTCGCTGTGGTTGTCTCTGGTATAGTTTCTGTAGTAATAGCTGGTTTTTCTGGAACAGTAGCAGTTTTAACTTCTGGGAGTGGAGTTACTCCTTGACTGACAGTAGACTTTTTAATATTACTAGATGACAAATTATCCTGATTAAAATCATTTTCCGCCTGTGTCTTTGTTCTATCGTAAGCAGGATTTGGGATAGAAGCGAAAGGGTTGTTTGGGTCTTGTATATATTTTGGTATTGGCATATTTTTATATTGCTACTGAAAACTCTGGTAATGATATTGTGTCGACCAAATTTGTTGCACTTCCTGACCCACCTAATCCAAAATTAACTAGATTTCCATTTGGAACATTAGTTGTCCTAGTATCTTTTAATACTCCGTTTACATAGAACCTACATTCTCCAGCTGCATCTACTTCAATTCTATATCTATTCCATGATGTTAAAGTTATTCCTGTAATTTCAGTTACGGTAGAATTAGTTCCATTAGCTACATGAGAATAAAGTTTTCCATCTGGAGCTATAGAAAATTCAGCACAGTCGTATGTAGTTTCATTATATGCTCCATAAAAACCTTGTAAATCATTAAATCCAGCCTTTACCGTATTAGTTCCAGTAGAATTTAATTTCATGAAAAATTCTACAGCAAAGTTCTTAGTAGCAAAATATAGAGGTGTAAATTGTCCATTATAAACAGCAGCAGCACTATAGTTATTAGAAGATGAAACTGTCCTTGTTGCATAAAATGTATAGCTAGTAATAGCAGCGTTACTATGAGAAAAGCTTGAAAAAGGTAGCTGATAGTTCCACCTTGTTTTATTAGTTGTTGCTTCTCCTAATCCAGAATATTTATCTAAATTAGAAGCTAGTACTCCAGTTAAATTAGCACCACTAATAGCAGGTAAATCTCCTTCTAGCTTTGTTGCATCAATTTTTCCATTTGATTTTAGCCTATAAACCTTATTAGCGGTAACCGTAGTAATCGTAACACTTGCCCCCGCTAGTTCTCCAGTAAGTGACTCTGCAACTACGATTGCACCCGCTGCTACAGATACAATAGTGAATGTTCCGTTGTTTGACGCTGAGCCTGAAACTACGATACTATCTCCCGCTCTGAAATTAGATGTAACAAATCCTGAACCGCTATCTCCGATTGTCTTTGTTCCTGCTGTAAATGAAATAGTTCCTGCTGTTATAGTAGAATAGTTCGATGTATCGTTCTCTGTTACGAATTTATTTGTCGTGCTTGGTGTTCCGCTTGTACCTGGTAGTGCATCATTCTCTGTCTGTGTTGGCACTCTATCATCATTATCTCCTACTGCGATTGGTGTTACTGGGTCTGCGGCTGCCTTACTTAACCTAGTCAGACCGAAAGTAGCTTCAGTAGCCTTAGGACTTCCTGCGATAGCTGTATCGTCTACATATTTTACAGTAGCGAACTTATTACTTCCAGCAACTAGAATTGGATTTCCATCATATCCAAGAGGTACATCAGCATCAAAATCTGAAGTTCCGTCTAAAAGATTAAGAATGGCTTTCATTATAGCCCAGTCTGTAACTGTGATAGTAGCCCCTACTCTATGTTCTCTTACTACACCTACTGAATCTACTCCTAGCCTAGAAATACTCTTTATATTAGTCAAATCAGCCCCTCCGCCTACTTTTGCAGTTAGAGTAGCCATTATATGCTCCTTCTGAGAACTATCTCCATCTATAGTGAAGAAATAATTCCCGTTTGGAATAGTATCTCCATCATCGGTCAAGATAGATTCTATAGAGCATGCTTCTTCTGTAGCAAGTATTTTAGAGTTTAATTGTGTTCTAAAATCTGCTACTATTTTTCCAAGAATTAACATATTTTTTTAGTTATCGGTTGATAATCCGTCTAAAGATACATTCTGTTTTTGACGGTACTTTTTAGGTATTCTATTCTCGAAAGATAATATATCTACATCAGTCGATGTTTTTATATCAATATATCCAATTCCTTTAGCGATATATTTTATAACTCTATTCCTAAACTTTGGACACTTCATTTTTATTTCGCATAAGTAAGGATAAGCTTCTACGAAATCATCTCCTCCTAGCTGTGAACTTCCTAGCATATTGCTTCCTATTGATTGAGAAGATGCGTAATCTACATAAGCTCCTGAACCTACTACAGTTCCTACAAGTTCGAATCCAGAATTGTCATAATCAATATAAATCTCTAAAGCCTGGTCTGGGTCTATCAATCCTTGCAACATTAGCTTCCTAAATTTCTTTAATCTATTAGAGCTGTAATCTTCTTCTTTTCCTATCCAATAGTTATCAATTATTACTCCATCATCATCGAAACCATCAAATATCTTGTAAGTGTTCATTGTCAGCGGATGACCTGCGTAGATATCTCCTCCTTCTTTTGCAAAAGTCCTGGCTCTGAATTTTAGGACATCCACCGTTCCATCTACTATGTCGCACAATAATATTCTATCATTGCTCGTGCTTCCATTCAATCTACAAGCTATCAATATATAATTATCGAATACTTCCATGCATGCATCTGAATAATCGAATAGGCTGAAATCGAAATGGGTCAATAAGTCGGTCGGCTCTACTTCGTTTCCTAGCTCATTTCTTTGAAGAATAGTAAGAATCGGTTTTTCTTCATTGGCAGTATTTACAAAAACTATTCCTTTAGAAGAAGATATTGATGCTCTGAAAAAAGGAGTTCCTATTTCTCTACGATATACATTATTATCAAAAGACGCATCATCTGGAGCTATATCTAATTTATAGGCTGACTTTTCCTTTAGAGAATAATAAGCTCCGTCTTGACCTATTAGGACATTTACAATCTTATCACCTCCTATATCTTGAGATATTATATTTCCTGTTCCCTCTACTCTTGGTAATGAGAAAGTAAAATCTGTTATACCTTTACTGTTTGAGTTCTCGTATTGGTATGTAACACTAGCATTTCCATATATTGTCTTGAAGTATAAGTCTATTGTTGCTATTGCTGTCCATCCGTCAGTTACATTATAGTATTTAACCGAACCGCTAGCATATCCTCCCGCACTATTTGCTCCCAGGTTTGGATGGTTAGAAGTATCAGCAGAAGTGTATGCTCTTAACCAGTAATCAGTAGTAATTCCTACTGTTATCGCAGAAGTAAATAATGCTTCGAACTCTCCGATTGGCAGGGCATTATATGTCGCTATTGGAATAGTAACGCTTGCTAGGACAGTAGATGATGGAGAACCTGCATTGTCTGCCACTACATCAATAGTTATTGCTCCTACTGGTGTTCCAGTATTAGCTTTCTTATAAAGCCTTACTCCGCCTAGTGCTGTCTTTGATGGTCTAAACTTCTGAGCTATTATGAAGTATTTTGTCGTTGCATCAGCCTCACCGAAAGCGACAGCAGTATCTTGAGTTGTCTGCTGCTGGTCTACCAATAAGGTAACTGCACTATTGAAAGTAATTGAATATGCTCCTGTAATATAATTGATAGTTCCAGTTCCTCCTAGCGAGCCAGTAAGAGTTCCATCTCGGTTATCTTTGAATGTCTCAGTTCCTCCCGCTGTGTTTGCTGTAATCTCCAAAGCGAAGCAATTAGCGATAGCTACAAGAGACTTAAAGTCTAAAGTTCCGACATAGGTAGTTCCGCTTCCCTCGAGAAGCTCCCCTGTAATAGTAGTGTATGTACTAGAATCTTGTCCATCAATCCAAGATACTCTAAGAGATGTCTTAGTAACATCTGAACAATCCCACATTAGCATCCTACTCTTATCAATTAATATCTTTCCCTTGTCGTTAGTTCCTTTGACATAAAGAGATAGGTAGTCTGTAGGATTAGCGGTATTAATCTTATAAAGACCGTCTACTCCGCTTATAATCAAAAAGTTACCAGCTAAAGATGAATAGTTGGCAAATGAATAATCTGAATCGGCAGTTAATCCAGTAATGACATCTACATAAGAAGACCCGTTCCAGTATTGAATTTTTGTTCCTATTTTCCTATATCTCACTCTCTCTCCGCTTGTCTTGTAGGTATAATGCTCTCCGTCATTCCTTCCGATTCCTCCTTCAGTTCCTATCAATTTCCTTCCATGAGATAAGGTTATTTTTCCATTTCCAGTAATCCAATTCATGCTGTCTTGAGCGGCATTAGTAGGTATCTCCGATGCTGGCTCTTGATTGTATATTCCAGCATTAAATTTTTTTACTTCGTTGTCCATTATGCTAGGTTTGCGTTATAAAGTGATAATTTACCGAACCACTCTTGATACTTTAATTCCTGCTCTTTGGTGTAAGCTCTATCCTTTTCGAATAGTGATATGATGTAAGAGTCTCTGGCCATCATGTGTACCAATATGTGCCAGTAAGAAGAAGGAAAGAATGGGACTATCGGGGTAGGTGTTGTTGCTATAATAAGTTCGCTAGGTATCTTGCAATAGTCGAACTCGTATGTAAATTCTACTGGAGTGTAAGAAAAATATATCTTTCTGTTCTGCATATCAAGATAAGCATATCCGCTCATGTTCCTATAATTTCTTCTTTCTGAAAATGGAACTACTGAATATTCTTCTAATTGAGAACCAACATATATCTTCCATTTTCCTCCATTATCATCCCTCTCTGCGAATGACATAAAGTCAGTAGGAAGAGTAATGTAATAACCGATTGAATCTGATAGGATATTTCCTGATGCTCCCTTCTTCAATTCCTCCCATGGTCTATCAGTAGCAAGCAACATGTAGTTCCTATTCAAAATACTCAGTTCCTCTGAAGATGATAGCTCAGAACTGTCGTCTACTTCTAATTCAAAAGCTGTTAGTATTTCTTGTACTGTGTTCATATTTTTATATTCTTACTACTACCCTTTATAGGGCAGTATGTAAAATTACAAAGATATTTCGATGTATCTTACGGTAACAACGACTGTACCAGCGGCAGTTCCAGGCTGTGTGAAAGCTGAAGCGGCTACTAGGTTCAATCCCTTATTAGCTGTCAAGTTTGTTGCTGTGGCTGCTAATGGAACGAATTGGACAATCTTATCTGCGGCAGCTCCTAAAGAGTTTGCTGCTGAAACTACTCCAGTTAAAGCTGAACCTCCGTTTGAATTTACAGTTACATTTCCACCTGCTGTATAAGCGGCTGTGTCGTAATCGTAATCTAAGATTGCATCTAAGAACTGGATTGCCTTAGTTGCACCTGGGTCTGCTACTAGGACTACTCCTGAAGCATGACCTAGCTGACCAGCGGCAGTTCCTACGATATCTGCTGCTGATATAGTTACTTGCTTTGTAATGACTATTGAAGCAGGTGGCAAATCGGTTATAGCTAGCTCCCATGATGGAACTGCTACAGTACCTTTATTGATATAAAGATTACCAGTAGTGGTGTCTTTCATTTCGCATCCGATAGCGAACTTTGATGCTGTGGTTAAAAGATTACCTTTCGAGTCACATCTATTGATGTATCCAAGCTCATCCTTTTCATAGATTAGAACTCCTGGCAATGATGGGTCTGTTTGTCGCATAGTTTTTTTTCTTTAAGTTTATAAAAGGAGAGCCTAGTTTTTTAGGCTAGGCTACTCCAAAAAGGTTAGGAAACCTTAACCCATACATCCAAGAACTTCCTAGCACCATCGATGAAGACCTTAACACCTGCTAAGTAATTAGCAAAGATGTTAGATGACCTTCTGTCGGAATTTTCTCTGATGTCTACTTCTGTTAAGTCCTGGACTACTAAATCGATTCCTTCTCCTTGAACACCATAGTAGCAGTGAATGAAGTTTGCTGTCCAAGCATCTGTTCCATCAGTAAAAGTCTCAGAAACAGCTAACCTACCAGAACCTGTACCAACGATAGTCATTGTGTTTGCTGTGTTATCGTTAGTTGCTGCAATCCTTAATGTCTCGCTAATCTTTTTGATGTTAGCTGCTGACAATGCTACTCCGTTAGCAGTAGTAGTAGAAGGAGAGTTAATCAATGCTGCCAAGTTTGCCCTAGCTACATCAGCTGAACCTCCAATCAATACATTACCTGCGACTGCTCCAAGAACAGTCTTGAAGGTGAATGTAATTCCGTTAATAACTACTGTATCACCATCTGTAGGCTGTGTTGCCATAGATAATACAGCTTCACCAGTCAAGTTTTCAGATGTATAAATCCTTCCCATTGCTAGTTTACCCTTGTAACCATTAGCAAAGATGTTGGCTGCGTTGTCAGTAGCCTTTGACTGTAGGTACTGCTCAATTAGAGCTAGAGCTAAAGCATCACCGACAAAACACATTGTGTATTCTTCGATATCAATATCTGCTCCTCTTAGCTTAGCCATCATCATCGAACTCATCTTTGGAACATTAGTTGTGTTAAGTTCCATTGGGACTCCAGTTGAAATGAGGTTAGTCAAATCACCTGTGTCAAATGTCTGGTAAGCGTTCTTAATTTCCTTTAGGACTGAACCGTCAAGGTGAACTCTTATTTTCTTACCAAGCTGAGAACCGATTTTCTCGATTGGCTTTAGGTTACTAGCCTGCTTTACATCGTCATCATGGATACCTACTGCTGTTTCGAAAGATAGGTTAACTGTCAAGAACTCAGAACCGTCTAAAACATCATCGATTGTAGATGCTGAATTTTTTACAGTTGCCCTTACACTTACATTGGAAAGGTCAAGATATGGTCTTTCAATACTTTCACCATACTTTAGTTGCTCCTTCCATTTTGTTGAACATATCTCTGGACTTACTACTTTCTTGTAGAAATCTTCCTGATATGAGTTACTTACTACCTTATTAAATTTGGTTAAAGACATTTTGTTAAGAGCGGTCTTCTAATTTATCTTTTCTGCTCTCTTGCTCTATTTTCATTATAAATCTTTTTTGTGGAAGGGTCATCAAGAACTTTATTCAAGTAGTCAATATCTGTCTCAGCCCTTTTCATATCTACAGCAGGATTCAATTTCTCTCCTCCTGGAGTGTATGATTCTACTGGCTTCTTTTCTCTTACAACTACTTTACCGTAAACTTTCTCGAAGATGTCCTCTAAAGACTTATCTTTATTTTCAGGTCTTAGGGCAAGAGCTTTTATGACATCCTCATCTGCAATATTTGCAAACTCTGGCATTTCTTTAAGAGCATTATTATAATGTTCTTTGAATACCTTGTCGAATGTCTCTTTCTTCTCCTTTTCCTTGAAAGGTCTTAGCTTCTCTTCAAATTTGGCTTCTGTATCAGCTTTTATGGCTGATGCAAGCTTTCCTACGAAGTCTTTATCGACATTGTACTCTTCCGCTAGCTTGTCGATGCTATCATTACCTTCCCTCTTACTTATCTCGCCACTATCAATCTGTCTCCTAAGTTCAGCGATTTCGTTACTTAGCTTAACATTTTCGTTCTTATGTTTTTTAGCTTCGTTCTTCTGCTGAATGAATACAGATTCTGGAACTGTCCTTGAAGGTTTTGATTCTTCTAAGATGTTCTCAATAGTTGGCTTCTTGTTTTCTACCACTATCTGTTCTTTATTATCCTCCTGAACTGGAGCGTTTTCTATTACCTTATTTTCTTCTGGCATAGATGAGACCTTATTAACGCAGTATGGCACTTCGGAGCATTATTCTCCTTTCGGACAAGTCGCTCGCACTTGAAAACTGGATTCCACCAGCGGTTGTTACTTATATTATATACCTACTAAAATACTTGTCAAATTATAATAGGCTATTCCCCACCATCAAAAGATACCAGACCGCTAAGTTAAATACCAGTCAATGATGGGGAATAACCCACTATGGGCTATTCTTTCTCTTCTTCAGAATCAATTGATTCTAAAATTTCTTCTATTACCTCTTTATTTGTTTTTGAGTTCTTGAATAATCTTAGCAATTCAATCCTCTCGTTCATTCTTGCTATAACCGATACAAGCTCATCCCTACTCATATCCTTATAGTTTCCTAAAGAAACAATTGAAGAACATGCGTCTTGCTTTATAAGAGAAATTATTTTCTTTCCTCCTTTGCTTTCAGCTACTTTAACAATCTCTGTATATTGACCCCAGTCTTTCTTCATGCTTTCAATTTTCTCTTTGTCTTTTTCCATAAGATTATATCTTTAGCTTTGTATTCTCCTTTATTTCGTCAGCTAGTCTAGTAAGGTAAGTAATCTCATCGTTAAGCTCACCAAGTTCTTTATTCAGCTGAGATTGAACTACTATCTTTTCGTAGCATGCACTAGCAGCTCTCAGTGTCTCTACGCTCATATCTTTTAGCTCCTTATTAGAAGACACGATGATATCTTGCTGAGACTTTAGTATTCCGATATTGCTCTCGGTCTCTATCTTCTTTTTCTTGTAATACTCTAAGTCGCTTAGTATCTCAGAAAATTTGAATATCCTTACGAATCCACTTACTTTTATAAGAGTATTTTCTGGAGCATCTTTATTCTCTTCGAAAATTTCGTAACTAAGCTTTCCTACTTCTTCTTCTCTTTGTTCTTCTACTTCTGGCATCTTTTTTTAAGTTAATTGTTGCTCTTCTTGAGGAACAGGGTTCGACACTCCTGCTTGTACTCCTCCCTGAACAGGTGGTAATGCTTGCTGTTTTATCATCAAGTCCTTGGCTTCATTCTTAGTAACTATAGGAGTTATCTTTAACACATAATCCTGAAGCATTTTGAATTGGTTGGAGTCTATTTTTTCTGCCTGGTCTTCCATGTAGTCTACTATCTTCTTCTTGTAGGCATTGTTAGCTCTCCTATTAGGCTTTACTTCTTTACCGCCTATGATATCTTCAATGTCTCTTGAACATTCAGACATAAGCTTTGCATCTCCGTACTCACTTGTATCTAATAATGACTTAGTTTCGTCTTCAGTGAATCCAGCAGCTCTTGCTCCAAGTTCATAAGCCTTCTTTTGATTCTGGACTGCATTTAGAATATTTCTTTCTAAGAACTGAATCTTAGTTCTTTGCTCTATAGCCCCCTTAGTAGCTTCTGAGTCGGCTGATTCTACTTTTATGAGGAAATCATCACCTTTCTTGAAAAGGTCTCTCCTAGATATCTTTTTAACCTCTACACCATCTTCTCCGATTATCTCTACAGCTTGCTTAGTACTAAGATTTGTTTTTACTCCCAGCTGATAGAGCATCCCGAGCCTTTGGTAAGAATCTCTATACCTGTCTCTTATTAGCCTGAATCTGTCTGCTATAGCCTGAACATTTCCTTCGTATATTCCTACCTTTCCGTCTTCATCTGCTACCCCTGCGGTTGCATCGGTTACCCCAGATGCTTTTTGAAGGATTGATTCTAAAATATCATAGACCTTGATAGGAGTATCAATAGGAGGTGTTACCATAGGCTTATAAGCCTTATTGATATCTACATCTCCCTTGACCAATATATGAAGATTCTTCCTATTGTACTTCAGCTCAGCCATATTCTTAATATTTTCTACCTGAACAGCTTTCTGAGGATTATTAACTTGCTCGGAGTTATCCATCATCTGATTGATGCTGATATTTTCTCCGTAAATTAATTCCCTAATTGCATCAATAGGACTTTTTGACCAAAACACTGTCATATCATCTCTGGTAGCCCATGTGGTGTATGGGTAACACCCTTGAGGACAATCTTCAGTTCCAGAAAAGGCTTCTTTCATAAGTTCACATCTAATACCAGTTCCGTCATTGTCAAGAATACAGTAATACCTTTCCCCTTCGTAAGTAGTAAACCATCTCCAAAACTTGTACTTTTCTTTTGTGGGAAGTTTTACTATCTTTCCTAGGTCGGTATCTCTTCTCATCTTATACTGCTCTTCTATGGTCAATGTCTGGTTGTTAGTACCTTCTAGAAGTCTAGCTACTGGTTCTTTTAGGTATATTCCTTTTTTAGCTCCCTCTATCAGGTCTTTTCTAGGAATAACCACATTGTAATTTCCCATGTAGTAAGCCTTCTCTATATCTTCTCCGCCTGCGTCAGAATCAATTAGGAAATCATAGAAATCTATGTTCTCTAAGATTGACTTATACTTTCCATTGGCTGTAGTTGCACAATAGAACTGTATTGCTCTACCGTAAGTAATTGCTTGAACTTTCGAGAACCTATCCTTCCTGTCCCATTGTCCTTTTGTTTTATCAGTATCTTTCAATGCGTTCATCAGGATTACTTCTTGCATTTGAGAATCCTTCTTCTTCGTGAATTTGAATGTAAGAGGACTTATTATTTTTGATAGGTAAGTCTCTAAGAACTCGTCTCCTCTACCTAGAGAGAAGTTTGCTCTGCTGTCTGTGGAAGATGGTTTGACAGAGTTTATTATGTCCTCGTTAAGAGCTACCTCATCAATCCTTTTCTTCTTCAGATTCCTTTCATGGTCAATCTCCGCTTTACACTGAACGAATATTTTTTCTATGTCTTCTGTTTTCATAATACATTGGAGCGGTCTGTATTATTTTTTCTTAGGTTTTTCTAATAGATATCCTTTCTTACAGAACTGTTCAGCTAAGTCCTTGTATTTTTCTCCATGAACTTCCTTTGAATACTCTCTGATTAGATTTCCGTATACATCATAGATTGGAATAGGAAAATCTTTGTTTGCTGCTCCTTTTGAAGTATTTTTATCACTTCCAGTTGGTTTTACATCTTTTTCTGATGTTTTTGTGTCTTTTTTTGCCATATTTTTATGTTTTAGGCTTAATTATGCTTTAATTATACTACTTTCATATAAATATACAAGATTATATTCCTACTCCAGGATATAGAGACTTGTCTTGATAGTCGAAGTCGTCATCGTCATCATCGTTCTTGTCTGATACCTGAGCATAATCTTTCATCTGCCATGCGATTGCAAGTGCCATTAGTTTATCAAAGTGCCTAGTAGTGATGTTTACAGCCTGCTCTCTTTCTATTAAATCGTTCCTAGAGTAGCTTTTAAGCTCATTGATGAGTTCTTCATCATTCAGCTCTAGCAAACCGTCTGAGACACCCTTTTTTAGACTTAGTAGCATCGTTGGCTTAGATAGGCTGTTGGTATTGTATCCGTAATCGTTCTTATCCTTCATCTTAAATAGCTTAGAGCCTAGCTGCTTAGCTCTTAGTATCGTTTGCTCAAACTTATTGTTTTCTATAGCCTGAAGACATCCTCCAAATCTATTTCCCTCTGAATATACCTCATTACCAAAAGCCTCAGGTAAAACAGTGTTGCTTGCGAATGTTCCTACTACTTGAGCGGGGATAGTAGAAAAGTCTATAAATACTGATGTAGAACTATCAAGCCCTACTCCGCCCGCTACATCGTGTCCGCTACCGTATCTATGGCTCGGGTCATACTCTCTGAATATCTTGAATCCTGCGATATCTCTTATTGGCTGTCTTATAGGCATCTTATCAAGCATCTCTCTATCGAAGAATATATCTTTGCTAGCGGAAGGCTTACATAATCTTTCACCTTCGAAATCGTCATCTCTCTTTCTCATCTCTTCAATGTCTTCTTTCGAATATCTCTCCCATGTTATAACTCCCTTGTCATCAATTATCGGTATAATCTCTACTATGTTCATTAGACTTTTGTTCTGGACTAGCTTATGGACATTTCCTAGCTCTGATATGTAGTTACAATTATAAATACAAGAACCTCCCTTTGCGAGAGATGTCCTTGCTTCTTCCATGTTATCCCATATCCTCTGAGTTATCTTTCCAGACCTAAGTGTAATCCTATTTTCGAAATCCTCGAATAGAATCAAGTCTGGTCTTGAGAACTCTTGCAAAGCTCCTCTACCAGAAGTTCCTACTGTATCGGCTAGCATCTTTATTCCTGTCGCAGTAGTGAATGAATCCCTTTTCTCTTCTCTCTTGTAATTGGTCTCTGCGAATATCTCTGGATAGATTATAGAAATAGAAGGATTGATAAGCATATTATAGACATCAGTTACTATCTGCGTAGAGTTAGTATCATCCTCTGATAGAATCTTGATATACTTCCTGAAATGGTCATTGTCATTAGCAATGCAAAAAGCCAGGAATAATTTAGTCCTGGATGTCTTTGCAGCTCCTCTGAAAGCTATGTCAGTAAAGGTAAGTATATTTCCTCTGTAAGCTTGAAGATTGTAATAGTCTATCTTGGTATTGTGAAAGTCTGCATCTTTGCTAGTGAAATATCCCACGAAGAACTTTCTAGCCCAGATATTGAATTTCAGGATTACCTTCTTGTCTAGAGTTGTAGAATCGAAAGAGAATAGTGCCTTTAGCTCTACTGGAGTTCCATTGTTCAATATTTCTTTAATTTTCGAGGTATTCATCTATGGCTTTATCACTTTTCTTCTTAGTCTCCGCATCTGGTATAAGTGGCAATCCATCCTTACCAGTTAGCTCTGTCCTACTTACTGCCTTTCCGAATGTCCTATCTAGGATAGAATCAATAGCTGAGTTGTTCGGCTCTTTAGTGGTGATGAAGTAGTAAGCGTCTTTCGGGTCTTTAGGATTATTTTTGTCTCCTTCATCTATAAGACCTTCTAAATACTTCTCTATCTCCGCTTGGTCTATAACTAGCTTCGGCTTTCTATTCCTGTAAGTCTTCTTTCCTTTCTTATCTATTACTAGCTCCTTGGTAATCTTATAAAGAAATGTCTGCCCTCTAGCTAGAATCAATTGAGAATCTAGCAATTGGTCAGCTACACTCATAGCCCTCTCTCGGAAGGCTTTTAATACTGCTTCTTTCTCTAGGGTAGCCTTTGACTTAGTTCCTTTAGGTCTTCCCCCTAGTTTTCCGTTTTCTCTTGCACTATTTCCTGGCATAAGGTTTGTTAACCGATTAACCGATTATATTTTTTATTCTTAGGTATCTTAGAAAATCATTTGCTGTTATCCACTTAATATCCCTTCGAACCCATGTCTCTTTAGGTTTACCATAGACAATATGTCCATTAAGTGCAGTAACCATTCTTATCGCCATATTCTTTTCTTCTAGATATGACATTATTATATCTTCTTCCATCCCTTCGTATGGAAATGTATATCCTAGCTTCTTCAGTCCATCAATGGCTATTCCTAGGTCTTTATAGCTAAAGCATGTTATTATATATTTAAACCTTGGGAGTTCTTCTGTTTTCTTTTCTTCTAATGAACATCCAAAAGCTACCTCATCTACCTCTTTAGGATTAAGTTTAATCTCTTCCTCCGCTTCGCTCTCTCCCTTTATGAGATTGACATTTATATTGATGTCGTTCTTTCTATCATCTATCCAATTAAATGAATTTTCGAATTTTACATTCCGCTCTATATAATCTGGTACAAATAACATTTCGCACATAGTCTTAGTTTCAAGCCTAATCCTTACGAAATTAGAGAAGTCTTCTAAGAAGCAATCTACATTCTCTTCGTTTACTACCTCGAATATTTCATTGATGGTCTTTATTTTATGTTCCTTTTTGTTTTCCATATTTTTTATTTATCATAGAACTTACAATACATCTTTAATCTATTTTTTTCTACTATCCGATTGAACCAATATCCTCTATGAGTAAATGTATAGTTCCTGTCTTTTATTATAATATACTTTGAGTTTTTTTGCGATTCTAATTCTTCTAAAGACTTCACTTGTACTGGCTCATAGTCTTTAGTTATCTTCTTGATGTTTATCCGCATGAACCGATTGAACTCTTCTTCGTCTGATGTTAATACTAATATCTTCATAAACCTTTTTTATTATTTACCTTTATAAAACACTCGGTGAGTATCTTATAGAGGAAAACAATCTCGACAATTGTTTTTTTGTCCTCTAGAAACTAGATGAAATAGAGACAATACCTTCGATTATTATCTCCTAGCAATCCTCCCGTAATGGGAGAACTGAAAAGGAAACTATAATTACTGTTCATCAATTAGGTATGTATATTTTTTATTTTAATCTTTAAATTTTGGAAAAGGAATAGAGTCTGTTGGTGAAATTGCAATCTCGTCTGGGTTTATTGGGTCTGATACAAATTTGAAAGTTCTATCTCCAATAGTAATTGAATCACCTACACTTACTTCATTTAAGAATGACTCTATTAAACTTTTCGTATTTTCTAATTTGTTAACAGTATCTGTTAATTCGTTTACTTTATCTACTATTTCAAAGCACAAACAACCCCTTTCTATTTTTTCTATCATAATTTTATATTACTTTTTTTAATGATTCCTTAAAATCCTTTTCGAAATTACCGAAATATATTATTACCGCTAGGAAGAAAATACAAATAGTTATCCTATACTTTTTCCTAGTAATGTATAATCCTCCGTTCTTATTGTCTACGCTTATTATTATTGTCATATTGTTCCACTCGAAGGATTTGCACCTTCATTACTCTATTGCATTGGCGACATTTAAGTCGCACTAGCGAAGAGGTTTTCCTATTAAACTAGAGTGGAATACTCCGAGGGAGGATTTGAACCTCCATCTCCTCACCATGTCATCAGAAGATTACTGTGGCGTGGCATTTACTTAACTACTCGGGGAGTAATTAGCTCCTCACTCCCATCATAAGATAGGAGGACAGGAAATAATTAGTCTTTCCAGGTTAATGCTTTTACTGCCCACATCTGAGCTGTCTGCATCTCAGTTATTGCTACTGAGGCAAGTCTTTTCACCTCTGGAGCTTCACTATTCCTTCTTAACATATCCATCTGGTCGATTGCTCCTGCAAAAATTTGTTTGCACACATTAACCTGTTCATTTTTTCCAGGATTAAATTTTAATCCTACTGCTTTCTCTCCATAACTTACCTCTCTCTCTTCCTGTTCTATTGTTTGACATTCATTTTTTATGTCGAATCCTCCTACTACTTCTTCGTTTTGTTCTTGTGTTTCGTTGCTCATGATATTTTTATTTTATTTATTATTGGAGACGACAGGAATCGAACCTGTCTCTTTCTACTGGGGTTACCAGAGGAATGTTTTCCATAAACTATATCTCCCTATATTGGGCTTGGAGATAGGGGACTTCCACCCCTATACGGTATGGTCAATAGCCTATACCCTCTAGCTTTGTGTGTCTTTAATGAATTTCACCACTCCAAGTCTTATTATTTCTTTGGAGGCTTCTTCTTTCCTCCTGAACATTTTTCTAAATTCATATCTCCTGGTCTTATGATTTCTAATTCGACCTCTCCGCTTTTACCCATAAACATATTCTTGAAAGCTCCTCTGTAGTTTCTCTTTCTTGTCGCCTTGTCATTATTTTCAGCCTTATCAATATGTATAGGCTTAAATTCTATTGGCTTCCAACTGTCCATTACTTCTTTTTTATCCATTTTTGTTTTTATATTATATTCATATTATATCACATATATTTTTAATTGCAAGTAGTAAAAATATTAAATTCCTGTAACAAATATCATAATAAACCGTCTATATTAGTGAAGGATAATTATTCTTATTGTATACAATCATTAAAGAAAAACTTTCACTCTCCTATATCCAAAACGGTGGAGAGTTTTTTATAAAAACAAGCACTACTTTTTGCAGTGCTTTTTTGATAGCTCTTGCTCAAGAGCATTTACTTCTTTCGGAAAGAAATATGAAAGCTTTGATTGTTGTCCATCGAAGTCTGATAATAGTGACTGTTCTCCTTTCTTAATCATAGTCGTAGTTCCTCTGTCGCTCGGGGTCGTCATCGTTCCAGATAAGGTTGTCCCAGTAATCTGAGTCTGATTTTGACTTCTCCTTTTCCTCTAAAAACTTGATGAGCTTTAGAGCTTTTTCGACTTTACTTCCAGTCATTCTGTTCTAACCTCTCTTCATTGACTATATTTTCTAGCTCTACGCTGATTTCCTGTACTCTGTCGATACTTTCCTCAAGTTCCTGCATAAGACGGTTTATGCGGGTGATTAGAGGCTCTTGATAGGTCATAATATTCCTCCTTGTTTCTGTGATTCTCGTAATGTCTTTTCAGATTCTCTTAAAGCAATCCTCATCTTACAGATAAGTGCTTCTTGGCTGTTCAGTAATTCTTCCATTTTTTTGTTTATGTCCTGCATGCTTTATCTAGTTCATGTAGATAACCGAGATGTTCAGAAGTGCTGCAAATATCCAATATCCTGCATTTGGAACATTACCATCATAAAGAGATACTATAGAAACAATGAAATACTGTAGTATTATGATGTAGACAAATTCTTTCCACATTATTTTCTACCTCCTTTTTTCATTGCACTATCTAACGCTCCAGTGTAAATTTCAGGATACTGCTTTAAGATATCATTTTCCTTCTTGTTTATTTCCCTATGCAATTCAGCATGGCAATCTAAACAAAGCCAGATAATGTTATTGCTCTGTCCCCATACAGCGACAGGGAATCTGTGATGTCTATTACATATCCTAATGTTCCCACAAATCGGACACTTTCTTGTTTTCATTTTCTCACCTAGTTGTTAAAGAGCTAGCCCCCCAATAATGGGAATAAATGGACTGTGGCGGAGGAGGGACTCGAACCCCCAACCTATTAGTCTCATAGGCTACTATTCCAGCTTTAGAATAGGTGTCTACCGATTTCACCACACCGCCTAATAAAAAACTAGACACAAAGTCTAGTTAAATTGTTACGAAACATCCGAAACAAATAAATGATAAAGCAATACAATTTTTATAAAAGCCATCTTTTTACAATTAATTTTATAATATCACAGCTACAGTGCCTAGCTACAGATATAGGCACTCGCTTTTAGAAATGGGTGTGTTAATAACTAATAGTCGAATAATAAATAAATAACTATCTAAAAAATGTAATGAACACCGTAGCTGAAATACTATAAAAGGGGAAAGCTAAAAAGGTTTAAGAAAAAACTTTCCCCTAGAGCTGTGAAGCTCTTTCATCCCATCTTCCGATAGGATGCGAGAACCTACAATCTCTTGATAATCTTCTTTGCGGTATCTGATATCCTTTTTGCAAAATATTTATTGTTAAGCTCATTCGGGTCTTTAATCACTCTATCTATACTTATTTTAACAGATTCCAAAAGATATTTCAATTCCCTGTCTGGCTCTTTTATCTTAGGCTCTGAATACTTTTTAAGAAGCTCTAGCCACTCATCCAATTCTGTTACAGCGAATATTTCCATCCTCTCAGGGTCTTGAACTCCTTGAGGGTCTACTATTACTAAAGCCCACTTGTTAGGGTCATAAGAGCCTATTCTAGCCTGCTCCTTCGATTGTTTAATCCACTCCATGAGCTTTATTGTCTTCTGATTCTTTACTTCGATTGTAAATGGTAAGCTATTGAATACATCTCCCTTCATCTTTCCGCTCCCAGAGCCAGGAGTTCTTACTGACTTTCCTAGACCTGCTCTCTCTATTCTTCGGTTTACTTCATTCTCAGCTCTCTTTCCTTTTTGCTGTGCTGATTTTGGTTTCATAGTAACATCCTAACAATCATTAATAGCAATCCTCCTGCAAGAAAATTAAATTCAAAAGATGTCCCTAGTAATCCGTTAGTAGCCCATTGTATAATAACGAAAAATAGAACATGGATAAAGTAGATAAATATTACAGCAAATATATTTGTGAACATAGTTTTCATATAAATTCGTTCGGGTCTGGAATGTATATGTCCATTGAAGCAGCCCATCTCTGAATTGCATCCTTATATTCCATGAACTCTTTTTTGTTTAGCTTAGAGGTGGACTTCCTTACCTCGAACGGTATTCCTTTAATTATTATTTCCTTAGGAGGTATGAATAGGCTTTTCAATACCTCGTGCATTTCTTCTGTCTCATATCCGAGTTCTTCGGATAGTATTTTTATTATTACACCCCAGTAGTAATTATTTTGCAATAGACTTCTCTTCTTCTTCCTGTCAGATAAAGTTAGAACTAATTCTTTTCCTATTAAAGTCTTACAATGCTCTCTGAAGGAGGATGGGCTAGTAAAAACTAACTTTCCTCCCTCAATTTTGCATCCGAATACTTTTTCCATACTAGAACCCTGTCAGTTCATTAACTACATCTTCTACTTCTTTAAGGATTAGCTTTTCGAACTCTAAGCAGAAGTCTGTGTCTTTCTCCACATCTTTTCTTGTAATCAAGATGAAGAAGAAGTCTTTTGCCATTACACGAGGGTCATAGAAACAGAAGTACAAGTTTTCCAGGTCTTTATTTACGATGAAATATTGCCTTGTTTGCCATTTATACTTGTCTGGTATTTCTTGAGTAAGAAATGCTTTAATATGGTCTGCTGAAGATAGACATTTTGCCTCTACCGCTTCTGTTACTAATCCTTTCTTGTTTTCAATAAAAGCATCTGGCGAAAGAGCAATAGAATCATTATCGTCTCTCTCCCATATAACTAGAGAAGAATCTACTTTCTTACCAGTTTCTTTGACAAATCTAGCAATTGCTTCAGGCTCTAGCCTAGTTCCCCTATCCATAGGATTCTCTCCGTCTGGAGCTATGGCTATCCTTTTAGCGATAAGCTCATAAAATCCTATTTTCTTATCTCCATTTACTTCTATCCTAGCTCTTTCTAAAACAGGAAGCATATCCATTAAAACATCTTTTGTTGCTTTCTTGTCATACTCTATTCCTAACTCATCAAGAGCATTACATATAATCTCTTTCGTAGCTCCAGATTGGCTTACGATATCGGCTAGGGAAGAACCTGTTATCTTCCCATTTCTAGCCTTCATCCATTCATCTTTTGTTTCAAACCTTTTTATTTTCATTACTTTTTTTCAATTAGATTATTCTTCATCTCATCTTTCAGAGATTCTAATTCTTTCTTGTACTGGATAGGTGTATCGCTCCAATTCTTAGAAAGTTCAGCAATTGATTCTGACTTTGAAATCTTATCCTTCCACTGTTCAGCAGAGTTCTCTTCGTCTACTACTTTCAAAGCTTCTTCTCTTCCTATTTCTTCTTCTACATAAGATTGAGCGAGTTCTTCAGGACAAGCCTTTCTTAAAGCGTGCATCTCTGCTACTTTTGCAATCATAGTTCTTCGCTTAGTATCCCACAAAGAAGGAGTATATTTTCCATTGTAGGTTTTACCTGGCTTGTAATATTCATCGAAGAATACTAAAGCAGTAAATTCTCCTACATAACCGTTAATCATTTTTTTAACAGTTACCGAGCATGATTCTACTTTTCCTTCATCATCGTATGTATATATTGGAGCATCAGTTCCTACTATTCCGCTTCTCATTCCTATTTTCCTAGAGTTGTCAATTGATGTAACCAATGAATATCCGTCCCCAAACTTAATAGCGTAGATATTTTTTTCTAAGAAGTCCTTAAAAGTGAATCCTCTTACCATTCCCTCAATTATAGCTTGCCTTGCATTTTCGGCAGTAAGACCTTTGAAAGTAGTCTGAACTAGAGTTGCCAAAACTTCTTTATTTGCTAGCTCCCTGTTCACTTCTTCGTGAATAGTAGCTAAAATATTTTTATTTTCCATAACCTTTTTAATTTAATTAATTATTTACCTTATCGACCCTGTTAAAACCTTTTTCCTTTCTCTTGTTAAAAATAGTTCATCCTGGATTCCACCAGCAAAGAACTTCTTTTTGTCAATTTCTCCCATAATCACATTATGACCAAGTTCAGTTTTCCTAGACTCTTCTAGTTCTGATAATAATGATGGAATGTTTTTCTTAGTAATCTCTACTAATTTTACTTTCCACTTTCCATCTACAATCATGTCGTATTGTAATACCTTTGACATAATTACTGGATAACCCCATGACCAGAGAGACTTTTTATATTTTCTCGTTTTTTCTATCGTCATACTGTTATTATATCTTTTTTATATTATTCTGTCAAGTTATCTTTTTATAGACTTAGGGTCTATCTCGAATATATTACCATCCTTACTTTCTTTTTTTATAGTTAGTCTAAGCTTTCCTTCTTTCTTTAATTTATAATATTCTTCTAGTGTTCCTAAAAAAACATACTTAGGAGTTTTAGGATTTTCCTTATTGAACACTTCTTTATTTTCATCAAGTATTACGCTCATATTAGTTTTTCTTGTTCGTGCCTAGGTTTTAATATGTAATAATAGTTTTTCCAAAACTGCTTATCTTTTCCTCTTTCTTTTCCAAATATTCCTTCTATTACATATCCTTTCTTCCTAAGCTGACATATTATAGCCCCGAGTCTTAGAATATAATTACTAATAGCCCAGAAGTTATCGACCTCTCCTTTTTCTAAAAGTCTGTCTAAGACTATTTCTTCTTGAGTTTTCATATTATTATTTTGTTAGTATTAGTTTTTCATATTATTCTATTACCTCTACTTGATAAAAACAAAGTAGATGTATTTCTTTATTAATTACTGCGACAATATATGGTCTATCTTTGACTAGATATCCGTCTATATATCCCTCATCTCCAATATTTAAGTCATCGCCTGCTTCTATTCTTGTTACTTTTATTTTTGTTTTCATATCTCTATTCCTTTATTCTTTGCATTATTAATTATCTCTTGGCGACACTCGTTATAATCTTTATCTGACTCATCTTCTCCATAAGAATGACTTCTTTTCTCTGGCAACACCTCCCTTAGGAAGTCTTGTTGGATTTGTTTCTCGAATGGAGCTAGAATCATTCTTATCCTTCTTTCAGTTGTATCGTAATCTGCTTCATTTTCATAAATGCAGTCTGTTACTTCTTTGATTAGTTCTTCTTTGTTCATTGTAGTATTTCTAATAATTTATTAATTGTCTCCTCACTTTGGTCAGATAAGCATTTCATAAGTTCCCAATTATCAAGCAGTATCTTTATTGCTTTGTCTTTCCACTCCCAATCTTTTTTAGGTTTATTGATAATGCAGAATAAACAATCTTCAAGATTAATATCCCTGCCTAGGATTTTGAACCATTTTGGCTTCATTAAAATAACACTGCCATCCATTCTAATACCTCTTTTTAAGTCATAAAAGCTTCTTCCATCAAGACATTCTCCCTCTATAAAACCACATAATTCATCAATAATATAATTACTTAACCTCGAACATTCTTTTCCTGTGATAACTGCATCTGGATTTTTAACAGTCGCTATTCCGTAATCCACCTTAACCTTACAGCCTTTTCCTAACTCCATTATCTCTGGCACTGCCTCCACAATTAATGCGGTCAGCTTATTTAGGTTGGTCATAATTATCGAAAATTATGTTGCTAATTTCTTTTGCGTCTAATCCTCTGTTAGACACATATTCTTCAAGGAAATCATATATACGACTCCTCTCCTCCTCTATTGCCTTTTGGATTTCTTCTCTCACTTGGCTCTCTGAATATAGCTTTTCTCCGACATCAAGAGTTGTGAACGGTTTTGTCTCAACTATATTTTCCCAACCTTTCTGATTATTATTTATCACTATGGCAATTGGATTATCCTCCCAAGTTTCTTTTTCTTTTAAATTTAATTCTTCTTTCTCAAAGTAGTCTCTAGCAGAATAATTATCTTTAATAGAATCAAACTTTTTATTATTAACAATTTCAAACTTTTCTTTTTGAGTTTCTTTTTCTTGTGGCATATTATTTAACATCAAATATTATCTTTAACTCTTCCTCGCAATCCTTGATTAATAGCTCACTATCTTCAAATGATTTTAGGTAACCGAAGGGAGAATATACTAAAGCTGTACTATTATGTTCGTATATAAATTCATTTACTCCCCTAACATAGTTAATAGTGAATAATTTTTGACAATCATTTTTATCTACTGTAACAACTCCGAAATTATCCGCAATATACTCCTTTACCTTCTGGATTGCCTTGAGTTTATCTAGGGCTTTTTGGGCTTCTTCTATATTTTGAAAGTAATTACCCATCTCTATCCTTCTAATATCATTACTATTGTTATTTTCGTATGTAGTACCAGAATTAACAATTCCAATATCATCTATAAAGTTATACCACTCATCTTCTTCTGGCTTCCATAATCCAATATTAATTCCTAATAGTTTCTTAATCTCCTTGTCTTGTTCAGGGGTTACCTCGTATTCTTTTTTCATATTATTTTATTTTATCAATGACATCCTTGAGTTTCTTATAATTACCTCTTCTTCCGCTTCCGAGATTGTGATACTCCTGGTGGAGAGGATATACATCAATAACATTATTTATCCTGTACTGACCTTTTGACACCTTTGAAACTTTATATCCTTTTTTATTGAGCTGCATTATTTCAGCCTCTCTTTCTTTCATCCTGATATCTCTTCTTCCTTCTTGAGCAATTCTATATAATACAGCTTCTTTCTTATCGAATATCATTTCTGATATATGAAGGAATTGATAATATAATCGCTGCCATGTCGACCAAATTATCTTCTGTAATTTCTGGTAGTTCTTTTTTTTCTTTGTTGTGAAGGAATACATGATTACCGTTAATCTCTACATCGTACTTATCGTTCCAAATGTTGTCAGGATTTTCTGTGACATCCATTGTAACTAAATAATTTTGTGTTTTTTGATATGTTTCCATGTTTTTTATTTTAACCCGTTTATTATCATCTTCTGAAACAGTCCATCTCCTAGGTCTATTCCAGTAATTATCCAAAGAGAAAAATAGTCACATAATTCTTCCTCATCATATTCTCTATACTCTCTCATATATGGTGTGAATAGATTGTGTCCTACTTCATGGAAGAAAGCATACTCATAAAGATTAACTTTTTTAGTATTTAAGTTTATGAATATGTCTCCTCCATAAGTACAAGCCATATTTGTTGTAGGACACTTTTTACTAAACTCTACTTCATTCAAATTATGTACCCTTAACTCCGATAATATGCTTGCATTACTTATTATAGGGAATAGCAATACACCAATAATTATCCCTATTATTTTCTTGTTATAAACATACATACAGTTTCTTTTTTTTCCCAAGTAATATTGTATCCAGTTCCTCGAAGATGCTTCTTAAATACTTTGAACATCATTTGTGCTTCTTCCATATTAGCACTGAATTTTATCCTATGTTCAATTATATCTGTTCCATAACTTCCCATATTTCCAGCGTAGTTCCCTTCTACGGTGAAAGAAACATTTTTTGCTCCGTAGCAACAACTACATTCATTTTTGTTATAGAAGTATATTACTCCTACAATTCCTTCAGCTGATAGTTCGCTGATTGCCTTAGTTATAGGAAGCAATACTTCAGGAATATAGTTTTTTACTTCTACTTCTTTTCCCCATTTGTGAGCTTTTTGTGTTATAAAGTTTTCCATAATATTTTTTCTTATTCTTTTAATAAACTACTAAAGTCTTGAAAATAATTCTCTATTTCTCCATAGCCAGAAGAATGACCATATTGATATGCTAATGCGTAGGCTCTTTCTTTTAGTTTGATTGAAACATCTTGAAGGTTATATTTTTCAAACAATGATTGTTTCCACTCTTGGTCAAGAGCAATTTCCTTTTCGCTATATTCTACTATTTCTTCTGTTGTCATATTAGGATGCCAAGAATCTTGTATTTTCTTCCATTTTAATATTGCTTCTTCTGTATCCATATTTTTTACTTTTATTTTTATTTATTATCTTATCAGCCAGGATGTCGATGCTTTCGTAACCTAGTCACTGTCGAACATCCTCGCCTCACCCTACATAT